GAGGTGGATTTCTGATGGCAGCCCTGTTCTCCAAGCCGCCCAAGCCGGAAAAGCCGACACCTCCGATCACGCAGGACGAGGTGATGCTCCAGCTTGCGCAGGACGAGCGACAGGCGAAGCGGCGAGGGCGGGCAGCGAATATGCTCTCGGGCCAGCCGGCGCGTCCTGGCGCGAAGCTGGGCGGCTCTGGCGCGACGCCTGCGGCCGGCGGGGGCGGGCAGGCTGCCGCGGCCTATTCGGGCGGTGGGTTCAAGCTGCCGGCGTTCTCCGGCGTGGGTGGCATGCTCTGATGGCTGACGGCGGCAAGCTGATCGCCCGTCACGACCAGCTCAAAGCGATCCGCGAGCCGTGGCTGAGCCTGTGGCGCGAGGTTGCGCCGCTCGTGCTCCCGAGACAGGACGATTTTTTCAGGTCGCGGTCGCAGGCCGACAAGCGCACGGCGCAGCAGTTCGACGCCCGCGCGGCCAGGGCGCTCGAAAAGTTTGTGGCGGTGCTGAACGCCATGCTGACGCCGCGCTCGAACGTCTGGCACAAGCTCAAGCCCAAGGGCGGGCGGGACGAGTCCGATCCTGCCGTCCGCTGGCTGGAGGAAGTCAACGAGCGCCTTTGGCGGCTGCGCTACAGTCCGGTTGCGAATTTCGCATCGCAGCAGGACGAAAACTATTTCAGCCTCGGCGCGTTCGGCACGTCGGTGATGTTCGTCGACTCGACCCCGACGACACCGCTGCGCTACCGCTCCTGCCACCTGAGCGAGATCGTGTTCGCGCAGGATGCATGGGGCTCGGTCGACACGGTGCATCGCGAGTTTGAGTTGACCGCTGCTAACGCGGTGCAGATGTTCGACCCCGCGCGCCTGCCCGAAAAGATCCACGCGAAGGCTCAGACGCAGCCGGACGAGTTGTTCACGTTCCTGCATTGCACGCACCCGAACGAGCAGCCGGTCTATGGCAAGCAGGATGCGGCGGGGATGCCGTGGGCCTCAGCCTATGTGAGCCTCGACGACAAGGCCGTGGTGGGCGAGGGCGGCTATCGCTCGTTCCCGTACATGGTCTCGCGCTACGTGACGGCGCCGCGCGAAAGCTGGGGCCGCTCGCCGGCCATCTCCGCGCTGCCTGACATCAAGCTGACGCAGGAGATGGCGAAGACGACCATCCGTCAGGCGCATCAGGCGGTGGACCCGCCCTGGCTGATGCACGACGACAGCATCCTGAGCGTGCTCAACGCCCGTCCCGGCGCGATGAACCGGGGCGGAGTGTCGGCGGAGGGCCGCCCGCTCGTGATGCCGCTGGTCTCCGGGGCGCGGTTCGACGTGGCCGAGGAATACCGGCAATCGCTGTACGCCAACATCGACGATTTCTTCCTGTCGAACCTGATTCAGCTTCTCGTCGACAAGCCGAACATGACGGCGACGGAAGTGCTCCAGCGGGCGCGGGAACAGGGATGGCTCCTGGCGCCGATCATGGGCCGTCAACAGTCGGAGTCGCTGGGACCTCTGATGGAACGGGAGTTCGACCTCGCCATGTCGGCCGGCGCGCTCCCGCCCATGCCTCCTGAAATGCTGGAGACCGGTGGCGAGTACGAGATCGAATACGACTCGCCGCTGAGCGTCGCCGCGAAAGCCGAGCAGGGGGTTGCTATCGCGCGCTGGATTGAAGGGCTGTTGCCGGTGGCGCAGTTCAAGCCGGACGTGCTCGACAAGCTGAACGAGGACGAGATCGCCGACATTCTGGCGGCATCCAACGGCGTGCCGCTGGCTGCGGTGAACACGGATGACTACGTGGCGCAGGTACGCCAGCAGCGCGCCCAGCAGCAGGCCGCGATGACCGCGATGCAGGCCGCGAAGCCGCTGGCGAGCGCCGTCAAGGACGTGGCGAGTGTTCAGCAGGCGGCGTGAGACGCTGCACGCCTATCGGGCGTTGCTCAATAGTCCGCATGCAAAGCTGGTTCTCGCCGATCTGGCGCGCTTTGCCGGCGTGTATGCGACCAATTTCCGGGGCGACCCCCATGAAACCGCGTTCCGGGAAGGCCGGCGCGACATGTTTCACTTCATGGTCCGGCGGGCTCGCCTGACCGTGGATGAAATCGAATCCATCGTTCAGCGTGAAGAAGGAGCGACCGAGTGACAGCAGCCGCACAGGCACTGGCCGCGCAAGCGACAACCGGAGCCGAAGCACAAGCCCCCGCACAGGCCCCCGAGGCACCTGCCAATCTCCCTGAATGGGCCAACGGCGTCGCGCCCGAAGTCGGCGCCTGGCTGCTGAACAAGAAGTTCGCAGACCCTCAGGCCGCGCTGACGAGCAGCTATCATCTGGAGCGGATGCTCGGGCAGGACAAGATACCGCTGCCGAAGGATGCGAGCGACAAGGCCGGCTGGGACGCAGTGTGGGCAAAGCTCGGTCGGCCCGAGAAGCCGGAAGCGTATTTCGAGGGCGCCGCCGATGTGTGGCCGGAGGGCTTCACGCCCGATCCCAAGCTGCTGGAGGGCTTCCAGAAGGTCGCGCACGATCTGGGCCTGAACACCACGCAGGCGCGAGCGCTGGCGAAATGGCAGATCGAGGCCGCGAGCGCACAGGGCGCCGATCCTGCTGCGACGGAAGCGGCGTTCGAGGCGCAGTCGACGGCAGAGTACGAGGCGCTGCGGCGCGAGCAGGGGCCGAAGTTCGATGCGCTGGTGGCGGATTTCCAGCGGGCCAGCCGCTTCGTCGATGCGACGCACGCAGAGATCGATGCGATGGAACGGGCCATCGGCACCAAGCGCACGATCGAACTGCTGGCGAAGCTCGGCGGCGCCTTCGGCAAGGAAATGCCCTTCGTCGACGGCAAGACGCCGGGCGGCATCCCGACGCCGGAGCAGGCGCGGGCACGGATCAAGGAGCTTGGCAGCGATACCGCGTGGCGGTCGCGCTACACCTCTGGCGATCTTGCCGCACGTCGCGAAATGGAAGACCTCCAGAAGATTGCGGCCGCAGGATGAAACCGTCCCCGGCGCCAGCCTCGCTCCTGAAAGCGAGTGAGCATGTCCGGCTGGAAATCCTGCGCATCGTGCATACGCACGCGAAGGATCACCAAACCGTTCTCGAGATTGCACGGGACTACGAGTCCTACGTGTTGAGCGCCGACAAGGCTGAGACGCCCCGGCAAACAGAGGTCGAGCGGACCTAAAGCGCGAGAAGCTGACCCCGTAATTTCGTCGCCTGGTAGAGCGGACAAGGCATCGCCCCCGCTGTGAAACCGCGCGTCTGACCGCACGGACAAGTCCTTCGCCTGATCCTCCATCAAGCGAAAGGCACCCATCATGGGTCTCAACGTTCCTGCGCACTATGTGACGCAGTACAGCACCAATGTGCAGCTCCTCCTTCAGCAGAAGGGCAGCAAGCTCCGCGATACCGTGAGCATTGGCATGCACACCGGCGAAGCCGCCGTGCCTGTCGAGCAGATCGGTGCCATCGAAGCCAAGGTCCGCGCCGGCCGCGGTGCGCCTGTCGTGTTCACCGACAGCCCCGAGACCCGCCGCTGGGTCTATCCCACCGACTACGACACCGACGCCGAGATCGTCGACAGCGCGGACAAGCTCCGCATGCTGATCGATCCGCAGTCGAGCTATGTCACGAATGCCGTCTATGCCCTCGGGCGAAAGATGGACGACGTGATCATTGCTGCGGCGACGGCCACGTCCAACATCGGCAAGACCGGATCGTCCACCGAAGCGTTCGACACCGCCACCTATCAGGTGACGGGCTCCATCGGCGGCACCAATTCCGGTCTCAACGTCGCCAAGCTGCGTCGCGCCAAGCGCATGCTGGAAGAGGCGTTCGTCGACCTCGAACAGGAACAGCCGACGCTCGTCATCTCGGCGAAGCAGCACGACGATCTCCTGAACGAAATGCAGGTGGTTTCGAGCGACTTCAACCCGCAGCCGGTGCTGGTCGACGGCATGGTGACGCGCTTCATGGGCTTCAACATCAAGCGCAGCCAGCGCCTGACGTTCAGTACCACGCGGCGCGTGCTGGCCTACGTGAAGTCCGGCATCCACCTCGGCATGTGGAACGACATCAAGACCGATGTCAGCGAACGCGCCGACCTCGTTGGCAAGCCCACCCAGGTCTACGCCATGGGCACGTTCGGTGCGACCCGCATCGAGCAGGGCAAGGTCATCGAAATCCTCTGCTACGAATCGTAAGGAGCCGCAGACATGGCTGTTGCCAACACCAAAAGCCTCGTGGTCACGGCGCGCGATGCGACGCCGAACCTGCTCACTCCCTATGGCGGCGTCGTCAAGACGGTCGGCGGTACGGTTGCGACCCTCGCTGCCGACGACGACGGCTCCGTCTACCGCATGTGCCGGCTGAGTTCGTCCGCGCGCATTCTGGGCGTGCGCACGACCCACGGCACGATGACCTCGGGCACCGATTGGGACTTCGGCGCCTATCAGACGGCGGCCAATGGCGGCGCGGTTGTCGACAAGGACGCGCTGGTCGACGGCGCCGATCTGTCGACGGCGCGTCTCACGCCGACGGCTCTGCCGTTCCAGGCCGGCGCCTCCTACGGAAAGTATCTGTGGGAAATCCTCGGGCTGTCGTCCGATCCGCTCCGTGAATACGACCTGTGCTGGACGGCGAACACCGTCGGCTCGGCCGCCACGGACGTGACCACCTACGTCGACTATCTGGCGTAACGGCGAGGGGGCTTCGGCCCCCTTTCCAACCCCCTTTCCCCTGACAATCTGAACGGAGGTCCTTCGTGGCCGACAGGTATTACAACGTCCCGCTGGGCGGCGGGATGGTGGGCGACGTGACCGAGGGTGGCTCGGACACCTCCGCCTATGCCGCGTTCCGTGTGACCTACACGGCGACGGGCAATTCCAAGGTCGAAACGCTGAAGGCGCTCAGCGCGATCATGGATTACGTGACCAAGGACGATTGGCCGCCGACTTAAGGAGGGCAGGCCGATGGCCGCGTCACACCAAGACGCCACTGGCGCGAGCCTGCTGGCGCGCATCATGTATTGGTGGAACGGCACGAATGCCGTTCCGGTCGATACATCCAATCCTCTGCCGGCGGGCGGAAACGTCGCGTCCGGCGCAACCGACGCCGGCAATCCGCTCAAGGTGGGCGGCAAATACAATTCGACCAAGCCGACGCTGACCAACGGGCAGCGCGGCGACGTTCAGTTGACTTCGCGCGGCTCTGTGGCGGTGACGCTCTTCGGCGACGATAGCGCGACCTCGGTCAGCTTCGACGGCATCACGTCGGTCGCGAAGATCGACATCGCGGCCGGCACCACCAACGCGACCTCGGTCAAGGCCTCGCCGGGCCGCGTGCTCGGCGTCGAGTGCAAGGTGGTCCGCGCCTCGGACGTGTTCCTGAAGATATTCAACGTCACCGGCGTGCCCGTCCCCGGCACCAACGCGGTGCGCGACCAGATACGCCTGCCGCTTTCGTCGAACGTGAACCTCACCTTCGGCGACGGCATCTACTGTTCGACGGGCATCGGCATCGCGCTCACCACGGGCGTCGCGGAAAGCGACACGGGTGCGCTGACCGCTGGCGACGTTACCGCCTTCCGCATCCGGTACGGCTGATGCGCGGCTTCTCCCGCGCCTGGACGCCCTACGATCTGGGGCCAGGATGCCTAAGCGCATGGTGGTCGGCGGACGATCACGGCACGGCGCGGATGACCGACGACGGCTCGGGCCTGATTTCGAGCTGGTCGGATCGCGTTACGGGCCTCGCCGTCACCGGCACCACGACAGCGCGTCCGACTTGGACCTCAACAGCGCTCGACAGCGCGAAGGCCGGCCTCACTTTCGACGGTACGGCGAACACGCTGGCGACGACGACGCTGACGGCGCTGCCGACTGGCGCTGTGGCCGGCGAAATTTGGGCGGTGCTGAGCCAATCGAAGGCCGGCAGCGTCTCCGGCAATTTCGCCGCGGTGCGCTATGGCGGCACGACCGACGGCACCTTCCGCGGGCTCGGCCGGGTGAACGGGGCGGGCAACACCAACCGGGCGCGCGTCGCGGTCGACGGCACGACGGCGGCCAATATCCTGGACGACGGCGTGCAGGACTTCGGCGGGGCGGCCGGCCATGTGCTGCGCGGTCAGTTCTCTGGCACGACGCTGACAGGCGAGATGGACGGGACCACCTTCTCGACCTCGCCGGCAAGTGGCGTCACAACGCTGGCGACCGGCACCACGCGCCTGCGTCTCGGAGCCTCCACGTCAGGCACCGCGGGCAACTTCTGGCAAGGCGTGCTGCGGCACGTCATCATCCTGCGCGGGCTCCTTCCGACGAAGGAAGAAGGTCTGATGCGGCTGTGGGCCGCTGGCGAAGTCTGATGGCCTCGCAAGTCGATATCGTGAATGCCGCCCTCCGGCTGCTCGGCGCGAACCGCATCACCGATCTCGACGGCTCCACCAAGGAAGCCCGCTCCATGGAGGAGGCATGGGACATGACGCGCGATGCCGCCCTTGCGGCTTACCCGTGGAATTTCGCCATCGCCTATGCCTCCGTTGCGGCCGAAGTGAACGAGCCAGCGCACACCTGGGATGCGTCCTATCCGGTCCCGGCGGATTGCCTCCGCGTGCTCGATTGCCCCGATCTGCTCACCTCGGAATGGACGATGGGCAAGGCGATCGGACAGAGCGGCCGCGCCGTGCTGGCGGACACCTCGGGCAGCCTCAACATCAAATATATCTCCCAGATCACCGAGACGACGGCCTGGGACCCATGCTTCGTCACCTATATGGCAGCACGTCTCGCCAAGGCGTGCGTCGAGGACATTACCGAATCCGAAAGCGCATACCAGCGCATCAAGGACGCGATGAAGGAGGCGATGAACGAGGCCTATATGACGGACGCGATCGAAGGCCCGCCGGAGGACTTGCCGGCGGACGACTGGATCGCGGGCAGGCTTTAGCGCATGCCAAAGGCGTCGCCTGGCCTCGTCAGCTTTAATGGCGGCGAGCTGAGCCCGCTGCTTGACGGCCGGGTGGACCTCGACCGCTACGGTGCCGGGCTGGCGTCGTGCGAGAACTTCATCCCGCTGCCGCAAGGCGGGCTGCGCAACCGGACCGGCACCAAGTTCGTGGCCGAGATCAAGGACAGCGCAACGGGCGCATGCCTTCTGCCCTTCATGTATTCGTCCGATCCGGGCCAGTCCTTCATCCTAGAGGCCGGGACCAATTATTTCCGGTTCTTCAAGAGCCACGCCGCCGTCGAGTCCGCGCCGAGCGTGCCGTTCGAGGAGGGGCACGACTACACGGTTTCCGAGATTCCCGCGCTAGCCTATGTCCAGTCGGCGGACGTGATGTATCTGGCGCACAACGCGCACACGCTGGCGACGCTGTCGCGGACCAGCGACACGAACTGGACCTATGGCAGCATTTCGCCGGTCACCGGCCCGTTCCTCGACGAAGACACGTCGGGTATAACGCTGACCGCCTCCGGCGTCACCGGCTCGGTCACGCTGACGGCTTCGTCGGCCTATTTCGTCGACACGGCCGCCGCCGGCCATATCGGCAGCCTGTTCCTGCTCTGGGCATCCGACATCGACGTTTCGGCGCTCCAGCCGTGGGAGCCGGACGTGACCTACGCGGCCGGAGACAGGGTCTACTACAACGGCCGCATCTATCTGCTGGCCGACGGCGACGGAAATAATTCGGGGACGGTGCCGCCGACCCACGAGGAAGGCTCGCGCTGGGACGGCAAGGAAGGCACCAACGTCCAGTGGGCTTTCGAGTCCTCGTTCTACGGCATCGCTGTCGTGACGGCGTTCACCTCGTCGACGATCGTCACCGCAACGGTATTGCAGCGGCTTCCGGTATCGCTCGCCACCAAGGCCTGTACCCGTTGGGCGGAGGGTGCCTGGAACGGGCTCAGGAAGTGGCCGGGGGCACTGTGCTTCTATCAGGACCGCCTCGTCGCCGCGGGCTCGTTCTACCAGCCGGACACGATCTGGACTTCCGCGACGGGCGACTATCTGAACTTCGGACCGCGCGATTCCTCCGGCTTGGTTGCGGCGGACCTGGCGCTGACGGTGACAGTCTCGAGCCAGCAGGTCAACAAGGTGCTGTGGATGCGGCCCGATGGCGGCGGCATTCTCTGCGGCACGGTTGGGAACGAGTTCCTGATTGCGCCGGCCACCAATGGCGAGGGCCTGTCCCAATCGAACATCCGGGCGATCCCGCAGACGGCCTACGGCAGCGCGGCCATCCAGCCGGTGCAGGTGGGCGGCGCGACGCTCTACGTGCAGCGCTCGCTGGCCAAGCTGCGGGAGGCGATATACGACTTCTCCTCGGATCGCTATTCCGGGCGCGATCTAACGATCCTGAGCGAGCACATCACGCGGCACGGCATCGTGCAGATGGCCTATGCCCAGGAGCCGCACAACATCGTTTGGATGTGTCTCGGGGACGGGTCGCTGATAGGGCTGACCTACGACCGCGAAAACGAGATCACCGGCTGGCACCGGCATGTGCTGGGCGGGGCCGGGGATGCAGAGGGCAACCCGCCCGAAGTCGAAAGCGTCGCCGTGATCCCCTCGCCGGACGCGACGCAGGACGAATTGTGGCTGGTCGTAAAGCGCTACATCGACGGGCAGACTGTTCGCTACGTCGAGTATCTCGACATGTCGCGCGGCATGGGCGGCGACATCGTAGATAGCTACTTCGTCGACTGCGGCATCACCTATGACGGCGCCGCGACGGACACGATAACCGGGCTGGACCACCTGGAAGGTGAGACGGTGCAGGTGGTGGCGGACGGCACGGCGCACCCGGATTGCACGGTCTCGGGCGGCTCGATCACGCTGAACGCCGAGTACAGCCTCGTCCATGCCGGGCTGTTTGCCGATGCCTCCATCGTCACGATGAAGATCGAGGCCGGGTCGGCGACGGGAACGGCGCAGGGCAAGCGCAAGAAGATCGAGCGCGTCATAGCGCGGGTCTACAATTCGATTGGGGGCAAGGCGGGCTCGCCGGATGGGAATCTGGACGGCCTGCTGAAGCGGGACAGCGCCTCGCCCATGTCGGCGGCGGTGCTGCCGTATTCGGGCGACACGGTGCTGACGTGGCCCTACGGCCACGAGACGGCTGGGCAGATCAAGATCGTGCAGGACCAGCCGCTGCCGTTCAACCTGCTCGCGCTGTTCGTCGACGTGAACACGAAGGACTGAGCGTTCGCGCTCCTGGCTAACCGAGGGTCGCCCCAAATGAACGCACAGCCGCCCGTGGCCGAGCACTACGGCAGCAACCATGTCCATTGTTTCACTGAAACATTGGCGGCGTGACCCATCTGACGCCGTTCCGGGCGTGGCATCTGGGCGCGCTGGACGTACAGCCCGAGCAGGCCTTCACGCGCTCGCTTATGAGCCACGACTATGCCGAAGCGCATGAAGGGAATGCCATGACGGCGCTTATCGACGGGAAGCCGGTGGCGTGTGCCGGCATTGCCGAATTCGAGGGCGTGCTCGTCGCATGGGCGGTGCTCGGGGTGGACGCCAAGCCGGCCATGCTGGCGGCGACGCGCGCCTGTGACGCGGTGCTGGGGAAGGCGGGGCGCGACGTGTTCACGATGGTGCGCGAAGGCTTCGCGGAAGGCGAGCGGTGGATTCGCCTGCTCGGCTTTGAGCGAACGGACGACGAGGCGAAGCGGATGCCGGACGGCCGCCATTACCTGACATGGGTGCGCCGCCATGGCTGAGATCGCGTTGCTTGCGGCAGGCGCCGTTTCGGCCGTTGGCTCGGTCGTCGAAGGCGTGCAAGCGAACCAGACCGCCAAGGCGAACGCCAAGATCGACGAGGCGAACGCGCACCAGACCGGCGCGCTCGGGGCGCAGCAGGAAGCCGCCATTCGACGCGACAACCGCCGCCAGGTGGGCGAGACCATCGCGGCCTTCGGCGGGAACGGCATCACCATGTCGGGCTCGGCGAAGGATTACACCCTGGCGCAGCAGGTGGAGCTTGAGATGAAGGCGCTGGATGCGCGCTATCAGTCGTCGGAGCAGGCGCGTGCGTACCGCAACAGCGCGAAGATGACGCGCTACCAGGGCAAGCAGGCGCAGATGGCTGGGTTTATCGGCGGGGCGTCGAAGCTTTTGAGCGCGGGCGGGCAGTATCTCGAACGCACGGCGCCGAAGGGCTGACATGCCTAAGGTTCCGGGCCTCGCCACTTACATTCCAGATGCCCGCGTCATCGACGGGCCGCGCTTTGCGCCTTCGCCCATCGGTCGGGCGCTACAGGGTGCCGGGCAGGAAGCCGAAGACTTCGCGCACTTCCTTGAGCAGCGTGACGACGAAGACGGGCGTCTGGGGGCTGCGCGCACCGGCCTCTCTATCGACATTGAGGCGTCTCAGGAGCTGAACCGGCTCCAAGAGGCGGGCGATACCGGCGATCTCGCAAACCGGATGCGGGAGTGGACCAAGAAGCGGTACGAAACCGCGTCGAAGGATGCGACGGGCGCCGAGCGGAAATATCTCTCGGTGGAGCAGCTACAGTCCGAAGGGCGGCTCGTCGACCGGGCGAACTCCATTGAGGCGACGGATCGTCGGGTCAAGCGCAACACGGCGATAGACGACATGCGCCGGATGGCAACGGGCATGGTTTACACTGACCCGTCATCCTACGCGGCGACGCGCGCGAAGATCCAATACCAGATCGACCACTCGTTCCTGGGCACTGAGGACAAGGCGCGGCAGATGGCCGGGCTTGAGGACCTGGCGGTCTCTGCGGCACAGGGGCAGATCGACCGCAACCCGTACAGCTTCAACGCAAAGGCATGGGTGGGGCAGATCGAAGGCAGCCGGCTGGCGTCGCTGGATAACAGTGCGCAATCGGCAATCAAGAGCCGGGAGGCGGAAGCGCGGGCGGCGGCGGCTGAGGCGCGTGCGGCTGCGGCCGAAAATGCCAATGCGTATATGGCTGATTTTGGGGACTACGCGGCCTATCGCGCGGCCGGCAACCCGCCCGATCCCAAGCTGGAAGCCAAATACTCTCCGGCGGCGATTTCGCGCCTCGGTGTGAAGGGCGCCGACGGCTGGGCCAAAAAAGCAGCGGACGTTCAAGCCCAAGGCGATCTGATGCTGGCGCTGCGCTCTGCCGACACACGGGAAGAACGGGCTTCGATTGTCGCGAAGGCGATGGAGACAACGAAGTCGCCGGATAATTACCAGTTCAACGCCGGAATGGCGGAGACGATAGTTGCGACGGCCGGCAAATTCGACGCCGAGCTTGAAAAGGCTCCGGGCGAAGTGGCGGCGCGCTCTGGCCGCGTGAAGGATGGGTTCAAGGAGAGTGGCCCGGCTGGCGTCGCCGCGATGCTGGGGGAACAAGAGCGGCTTGGCGTGCCGGAGCCTCGGCGCGTGCCGCTGCCGGAGTCCGTCGCGACCTCGCTGACGGAGCGCGTTGCCAGCCTGCCGCCTGAGAAGCAGGCCGAAGAAGTGCAGGCCATAGCCGGCGAGTTCGGATCGATGTGGCCGATGGTGTTCCGTCAGATCGGCGGCAAGTTGCCGTCGGATGCCGCGATGATGGCGACAATGCCGAAGGGGCGCCCGGCGACGCTGCTGGCTGAGGCGTCCAGCCTGAAGGATGGCGAACTGACGGCGGGCCTGCCTTCCACGGCAAAGCGCGAAGTCGAGGAAGCCTTGCTTGACGATGACACCATGTCGAGCCTGCGCTCGTCGCTGGCGTCGGAGGCTGGCGGCTCCGGGACGTATGCCGCGGCTGAAGCTTCGGCGACCAAGCTGGCGCTCCAATACATGCGCCGGGATGGGCTTGGCGCTGACGAAGCGGCGCAACGCGCGGCGCAGGACGTGACGGCCAAAAACCAGTTTGCCGAGTTCAACGATATTGCCGTGCGCGTTCCCTTGGATGTCGATGTCGACGCTGTTGAAAGCGGGATGTCGGCCATCGCCAACGGGTTCGACCCCTCGGGGTATGACATTCCGGAGTCGGTGAGCGGGATTGCGCCGGACGTGGCACAGGAACAATGGGCCAATGCGATCAAGGCGGGTTCTGACGTGCACTGGATCGGCGCGGCTGACGGCTCCGGCCTCTATCTCTGGGACGGGACGGCGCTCGTCACCAAGAATGGTCAGCCTGTCGTGTTCACCTGGGACGATCTGAGGGCAGCGGCCCAATGATGATTTCCGGGGGCGGCCCGGCCTTCACCGACAAGCGGCCAATCGAAGATTACACGGTCGGCTCCGGCACGGCTTTCGGCGCCGAACTGCGGAATCAGATCGATTCGTCCCTCCTGGCCGATGTTGCCCGCCGCGGCAAAATCAGCCTCGAACGGCAGGCGCGCGAAGATGCCATGCGCCGGGCAAAGCCGATCCACAAGGCGCGCACGTTCTACGATGCGGAGACCGCGCGCGCGAAAGTGAAGGAAGCGGGCGTCGATTACACGATCCCGGATGAGGGCGTGCAGATCGATGAGTTCGAGACCATGCTGGAACTGCGCAAGCGCCAGCGGGCGGAACAGATCACGGTCTCGCGCCGGCCTAAGACTTGGCTCGGGGCGGGCGCGGTCCTCGCCGGGGACTTCACGGCAGGGCTGGTCGATCCCATCAACGTGGCGGCGTCCTATATCCCGATTGTCGGGCAGCTTCGCTATGCGCGCTGGCTGGAACGGGCGGGCTCGGCTGGCGGTCGTGCTGCTGTGCGTCTCGGCGTCGGCGCCGCGGAAGGCACGGTCGGCGCTGCGGCTTATGAAGGCCTGAACCTCGCCTTCAATCGAAGCCTGCCGGAAAACTACGGGCTGGCCGACAGCTTCCTGAATGTGGCGTTCGGCGGCGTGCTCGGCGGGGGCCTGCATGCCGTCGGCGGGCTTATCCATGATGTGACGCCAAGCCGGGCGCGGGTTCTGGCGGAGCGCGCCTCAAGCGAACGGCAGCGGGCGGCGCTCACTCAGGCGGTGGTCGCTCTCGACGGCGGCAAGCGGCTGGATGTCGCGCCGGTCTTCCGTGCGGCGGACGCTCGCCTCGATCCGCTGAACGATGCGGAGTTTCTGTCGCGGGAGGTCTCGCGCGGCGTCGATGTGATGGACGCGGATATCGAGGCGGCTCTGACGGATGTGCGGTTCGCGGCGACTGGCGAAACCGGGCCGCGCGATCTGGTGCGCGATATCATCGCCCATGGCGGCATCCGCATCGTCGATCGCCACGGCAACATCACGCCTGAAGGGCAGGCGCTGCGCGATGTCTATGACGGGCGCTATCCGCCGGGTTTGGTCAACAACAAGCGCGGCGTGCCCCTCGATTACGTGCGCGAGCGGCTTGAAGAAGAAGGTTGGTTTCCGGGCCGCGAGGGCGACACGGTGCCCGATGACGTGGTGCAGCTTCTGGCGCAGCATCAAGGCGGCCGAAAGCCTATCCACCCGGAAGAAACGGCGCTTGAAGACAGCCGGCCGGTCAAGGCGGAGATGAAGGCGGCGGGCATCAAGCCGTCCGACCCGGAAGATCGGGCGGCATTCAAGCTGGCTCAGTATCGCGCACTGAAGGCGCTGCGCGAGCGTGGCGACGGCCCGGACTATGCCATAGAGTCCGATGTTTACGATCCGGCCACGGGCTTTGAGCCGCGCGATATGGCCGAATTGCGGGGCCGGTCAGATGAGGCGCTGACGCTGCGTGACGACGGCGCCGATCTTGACGGCGAAATCGAAGCGCTGGGCGAATATCTGAATATGGCCCGGACGCGGGAGGTGCTGACGGTGGACGATGAGGCGGCTCTTGCCCTGGCCGATGAGTTCGGGGCCAGGGCGAAGCGTTCCGGCGATGCCTACAGGGCGGCGTCGGCCTGTCTGTCGGGGCTCGCATGAAGGTCGAAGCCTGTGTCCGTGGCATCCTTGGGGAAGATGCCGACGATCTGACCGATGCAGAACTGTCGGGCCTGATCGCGGACCTGAAGCGGCGCCAGCGTCTGCGGCAGGCCGCGGACGCGTCCGTCGATGACGTGACGGCGCTGCGCGATGCGGCCAACGAAGTGGCGGCCGACCTGGAACTGGCGGCGAAGATCGAAAAGCGCAACGCCGCGCTCAATGTCCTGCGGCACAAAGAGGCGACGGCCTTTGTCGAAGGCTTCGGCGATGCTGCGCGCGGCCTCGAAGCGCTGCTGGCAGGCACCAACAAGCGGATCGGAGGCGGGCGCCTATCGGTCGATAGCCGCGCCCGTGCCCGTGAAGGTCAGTATCTCGGGGGCATGATCTCGGAGTTGAAGCGCGAGGGCGTTCTTCAATTCGTCCAGGCGCGTTTTTTCGCCCGCGGCAAGGGGCCGCTGGACGACAAAATCGCCATCGAGCTTTACGAGCTTCGTGACGGCGGATCGCCCGGTTCCTCCGGTTCGCGCGAGGCGCAGAAGATTGCCGCGATCGTTCACAAATATCAGGAACTTGCCCGCGCGGATCAAAACCGGGCCGGGGCGTTCATTCGCAAGCTGCCGGGCTACATCGTCTCGCAAAGCCACGACATGTTCCGCATTCGGCGGGCCGGTAAGGACAAATGGATTGCGAGCATCCTGCCGCTTCTGGACGGGGACCGGACCTTCGACGGGGCGGACCCGCTGAAGTTTCTGTCGGGCGTATATGATGAGCTGGCGTCCGGCACCTTCTACAAGGCCGATGCGGAAGCGCCGCTGATAGGGTTCAAAGGCCCGGCCAATCTGGCGAAGAAGGTCTCTCAGTCGAGGGTTCTGCACTTCCGCGATGCCGAATCCTGGGTCGCCTATAACGACGGTTTCGGCATGGGCGGCATCATGGATGCTGTTGCGTTCGGCCTGAAGCGCTCGGCCCGGAACGTCGCCCTGATGGAGACATTAGGCACCAATCCGCGCGCCATGTTCAATAGGCTGCTGGATGACGCCAAGCAGGCGGCGATTGGCGACGCCAAAACCGGCGACAAACTGAAGGCGTGGCGGCTGCAGGGCATGATGAATGTGGCGGACGGAACCGTCGACATTCCCGCCAGCATCTCGCTCGCCAAGATCGGCTCTTTCACCCGCGCGGCGGAAAACATCATCAGGCTGGGCGGCGCGGTGCTTTCGAGCATCCCCGACGTGGCGACGGCGGCGTCAGATATTCAGTTTCGCGGCAAGGGCTTCCTCTCCGGGCTTGGGGATCAAGTCGGCGGGTTCTTCAAGGCGCTGCCGGCGGGAAGCGTCCGGCGCGAGGTCGCGGCGCGGGCCGGCGCAGCCATAGACGGGCAGATCAGGGCCATCCTCTCGCGCTTCTCGGCGTCGGACACGATGCCTGGCCGCATGGCGAAGCTGATGCAGAACTTCTTCCGGCTCAATCTGCTGGGCTGGTGGACGGACGCGAACGAGGCGGGCTTCACGGCGGGCCTTGCGCACGATCTGGGCCTGCGTGCCGGGGAGGCGTTCGATGCGCTGCCGGAGGAAGCGAGCCGGGCTCTGGGGCTCTACGGCATCGGCTCGCGCGAATGGGATTTGATCCGGCAAGGCGCGGAGGCGGCGGACGATGGCCGGGTCTATGTGCTGCCGGACAAGTTGGAAGCGATGGAGCCGGAGGCGTTTGCCGGGCTCGTCGATGGAAAGGTGACGTCTGCCAAGCTGAAGGCGGCACAGGACGGCTTGGCCGAAAAGCTGCGGGCCTATTACACAGACCGCACGTCCTACGGCGTTCTGAAAGGTGGCATCCGCGAGCGGTTCGCGTCGACGCAGGGCTATCAGGCGGGCACGCCGGCCGGAGAAGCATTCCGCTTCTTCGGGCAGTTCAAGAATTACAGCGTCTCATTCGTCAACAAGGCATTCGGGCGTTTCGCCGAGGCCGACACGTTCTGGCAGGTGCCGGGCGCTCTGGCGCGCATGCCATGGGGAGAGAAGCGGCAGGCGGCGCAGCTTATTCTCGCCATGACGGCGCTGGGCTACGTGTCGATGTCGCTCAAGCAGATCACCAAGGGACAGGAACCGCCGGACCCCACGGATCGCGCGACCTGGGGCCAGGCCTTCCTGCAAGGCGGGGGCGCCGGCATCTATGGCGACTTCCTGACGGCGGATTTCAACCGCTTCGGCGGGGGCGGCTTGGAGACGCTGGCGGGGCCTGCGGTCGGATCGGCATCGGACCTCCTGCGGCTCTATGGTGCGATGCAGGATTGGGTGAGCGGCAAGACGGAGAATGCGCCGGACGCGCAGGCATTCCAGATCTTCAAGAACAACACGCCGTTCCTGAACCTGTTCTACGCCCGTGCCGCGCTCGACTATCTGATCCTGTACGATGTGCAGGAGGCCATCTCGCCTGGCTCGCTGCGCCGCATGGA